TCTGGTGCAGGATCACTTTCTACTGCTACGGTAAATAGTACATATAATACTCCTGGTGGACAGACAGATGGTGGTGTAATCTTTGCAAGTGGTCTCGCTAACGCAGAAATTTCTAAAAATTCTGGCGATATCATATACATTGAGAACCGTCGTGCTATCTCTCGTGCTTCTGACCAGATTGAAGATATCAAACTCGTAGTCGAGTTCTAATTAAACAGAGTCGTTTAGAGATGCCGCAAAATACTAATCTGAATAGAACCCCGTATTATGATGACTTCGATGCGGGGAAGAATTTCTATAGGATCCTGTTCCGTCCAGGGTACTCCATTCAAGCAAGGGAGCTTACCCAACTGCAGTCTATGCTGCAGGATCAATGTGAACAGATAGGTAACAGTATGTTCAAACAGGGTCAGATGGTGATCCCTGGTGAAGTTTCATATACTGATACTTACGAGTATGTAAAATTAAGTAGCATCTCTCAAGTTGCTCAAAGTGTTGACGGAGAAATTAACTTCGTCAAATATGATATTAAGCAATTAGTAGGTAAGATTCTAGTAGGTCAAACATCTGGTGTTAAAGCATATGTTGATAACTATGCTTATGAAACAACACTAGATGCTGACACTATTTTTGTTAAGTATGTAAGTTCTGGTTCTGATAATATTGACGTTAAATTCCGTCAAGGTGAATCACTTAAATTAGAAAACGCAACAACAGATAATGACCCAACTTTAGTTGTAGGTTCTGATGGTATTAAACCATCCAGTAGTCTTGCAATGGGGTATGGATCTGCTGTAAACGTTCAAAGAGGTATTTACTTTATAAATGGTCACTTCGTTCAAAACGATGCTCAGACCTTGATTCTATCGAAGTATACGACTAACACTTCATATAAGGTTGGTTGGTCTATTACTGAGAGTATCATTACTCCTGAGGATGATATATCCCTTAAGGATAATGCACAAGGATATTCTAACTTCTCTGCTCCTGGAGCACATAGATTGAAGATTACTCTTCAGCTTGAGAAGTTTGCAATCGAAAGTCCTTCAAATAAGAATTTTGTACAATTAGTTTATCTGCAACAAGGTAAGATACAAAGGCAGATCAAACAAACTGCTCCTAGCCAGATAGAAGAAATATTGGCAAGGAGAACATATGATGAATCTGGTGATTATGTAGTTAAAGCATTTACATCTGACATCAAGAACTACTATCATAGTGATGGTAGTGGATTTTATAATGAGGATGCATCTACAGGTTTAGTAAATGGTATTAGTAAGGAAGACGCACTTAATAAACTAGTTCTTAATGTAGGACCAGGTAAAGCATATATTCGTGGTTATGAAGTAGAGAATGTTGATCCTAATTATATTGAATTAGATAAAGCAAAGCAAACTCAAAAGAGAGATAATACTCGTTTGTATGCTTCTCCTTTATCTCGTTTATCACTTCGTTCAGTATCAGGTTCTGTTCCTGTCAGTGCTACTGCTGATGGTGAAGCTACTCCATTTAAGAAGGTAGATCTATATCGTAAGTTCATTGATTCATATCTAGGTATCAATGGTAGAGAGAATGATTCAAGTACTGGTGTATACAGCGTTAAAGATTTAAGAGGATCTATCTATAATAATGACATTGGTGTAATGACCGTTTGGTGTTATAACGGTGTTGTTCCTGGAAATGGTGATGAGATTGATCTATCATCTATTTCAGATATTGTTGCTTTTGAATTAAATAATGGAGTCAAGAAAACTCTTTACCACTATAATGGGTCAACTTATGATCCTGTGGATGTTATTGCTGCTCGCTTTAACCTTAAATATAACAAAGATTCCGATGGTGTCTTAGCTTGGTCTCAAGAGACTGGATCCAACGGAATGAATGAGAATTCTGGTGGTAACCCAACTCACTTTATACAAGAATTTATTTTAAGAGCACCTATTAAGACTCTTAATAGTATCCACGCTTCATATCAGTCACACGGTCCTGTTAAAACTGGTGCATCTGGTGGTGGACAGCAGAATGGTATTACTTTATATGGTAATGATTCTGGTAGCATTTACTATGGTATGATCCTTGATTATACAATGGGTGTCACACCTATTATTGGTCGTGCTATAGCAAGAGATTTCAAATTTAATTCTGTTCCTAGTGGATTTGATAAGACTAAGAATGTTGTTGCTTCTGCAACTCAGCAAGATACTACATTCGATCTTTCTTATACAAACCCAATTCTATTCACTAAACTTAAGTTAACTGGTAATCACGCATTTGAAACTGGTTCTAATATAATTGGTTCTATCACTGGTAGTACTGCTGTTGTAGAAGGTGGTCTATCTGTTGGTGCAAATGATCCTGAGAATGCTACTCTATCTCACGGTCAGAACCTTATGCTTTCCAACGTAGTTGGTGAGTTCCAAGAAGGTGAGGAAATATACGATGCTGATAATAGCGAGAAGTCTGCTGTTATTGCAACAAATGGACGTATCAGTCACTTTGTAGTTCCTTATGGTGGATCTAACTATGGAGCTAGTGAGAACCTTTCATTGAAGATTGGTGATAGAGAATATCAGAGTAATTATATTGTTGTAAGTAGAGAGACTACTGCTGGTCTTGGTATTAATGGTCAAAGTAATTATGTTCACAATGTTCGTTTAACTGAACTTGGTAGAAGAGAAATCATTGATAGGTTTAACGTTCCTCCTATTTGTAGTGTAATTGATACTGGTACACATAGTGCTAGTGATCCAGATGCTTATGTAAGAGCTGTATTATACACAAATACTATACAGAATTTTGGTACTGAAGACATTCGTTCCGTTGGTATGCAACACGGAGCAACCAGTAAACTCTTTACTGGTGATATTCAGTATTCTTCAACAGATGCTGCTGAGTTAGTTACTATCACTAACAGTTTACAGTATTCTGGTCTCGCAGATTGTGATTATATTGAAGCAACAAACTTTACTGCACGTCCTGGTGATGAATTAAGAGAAGATGATTTAATTCAGATCACTGTTGACGGTAAGACATATCGTTATGAGGTTTATAGGGCTTGTAACCCATCTACTGAACGTACAGGTAGAATCTATATCAAACAACGTTTACTAGTTGGATTTAATTCTAATACTGTCACACGTATTAGAGCAAAGGTTACTAATGCTGGTAAATCAACCCTTATTCTTCCTCTAGCGAATTCAAAGATTGCTGGAACTATTGCTTCTGATGATGATAGTGGTATTACATACTACTCTAGAAGACAGTTTATTGAGTCTGTAACAATTAATGGTTCAGATAATACCGTTAGTATTGCAGCACAATTAGATTATGGTCAACAGCAATTTGTACCATTTAGTCAAGGAGATTATGTCCTTGAAGTATACGAAGCTGGTACGAGTACTGTTCGTTATGGTAGTGCAACAGGTGAACTTATTAAAGATGGTGACTTGTTGTACTTAGATTCATCTATGGTGGATGTAACTAGTGGATCATCAACTAATAATGCTGGTGCTCTAACTATTACTTTACCTGAGGGATATCTCTATGAGGGTGGTGGATTATCGTTAACCAATTTGAAGTTAAAGATATCTGCAACTATTGAGACTACTAAAGCAAAACCAAAATTAAAGACTTCAGTTAAGAATAAGAGAATTGTTCTTACTGCTGACTTAGATAACGATGTTATTCCTTTAAGAGGTGATGACTATGACAATCCAACTGGACAGGTCAAGTCATTCTCTGATGTTTATAAACTACGTTACATCTATGAAGGTGGTCCTGGTATAGCACCTACAGTTGATGAAGATGGTAACATCTTAGGAAATACTGGTACTAATATCACTGATCATTTCCTCTTTGATGATGGTCAAAGAGACAACTTATATGATACTTCTTCTATTGTTAGGAAGCCTGGAGTCAGAACTCCAACTGGCACATTGGTTATAGGATTTGATCACTTCAGTCATTCTGAGGGTGATTTCTTCACTGTAGATTCCTATTTGCACGAAAATGGTGTACCATATGATGAAATTCCTAAGTTTACCTCACTAGTACACGGTAAGAAATCTCTTTCAGACGTTGTTGATTTCCGTCCTCTAGTTGGTACTTCTGCAAGTATTCCTGGCTACGTTAACGCCAGTGTGATGGATCCTAACTCAAATGTCTCAGAAGTGTATACGATCGGTGGTGTTACTGCTGCTCTTCCTGCTGATACTAAGACTAGTGTGGGCACTCCTTTTACATTTAGTTGTACCTATAATTATTATGTTGATCGTATTGATACTGTATATCTAAAGAAAGATGGTGCTTTCATCGTTAAGAAAGGTGCAGGATCAACCAACCCTCAATCTGCTGAAACTGTAGATGAGGCAATAAAAGTATTCAAAATTTATATACCTGCTTATACCGATAACCTTAAGAAGATTAAGATCTTCCCTATCGATAATAAGCGTTTCACAATGCGTGATATCTCTAAACTAGAGAAGAGAGTAGAACGTGTTGAAAGGTATGCAATGATGTCTGTTCTTGAGCAAGCTGCTCTGAACACTCAAATTAAAGACAACCAGACTGGTTTAGACAGGTTTAAGTCTGGATTTGTAGTTGATAACTTTGAGAGTTATTCTCTATCCAATATTAATAACGTTGATTACAAAGCAGCGTTAGATTTGACTCGTGGTACTTTACGTCCAGAGTCAAAAGAGACTACTGTATCTCTAGTTGAGAAAGATCCTTCTGCTACAGCACGTGTTCTTTCCAATTATGTTGTTAATAATGGTGTTGTAACACTACCATTTTCTGAAGCAAACCTTTGTAAGAATATATTTGCAACAAACACTGTTGCAGTTAATCCTTTCCTTATTTTCAACTATAAGGGAATCGCAGAAATTTATCCTAATGTAGATCCTTGGTTTGACGAGGATGCACTTCCATCAATCAATAATAACGATAACCAGACATTAGATCCATTAGAGATCTATACAGATGGTGATGATGCATTATCTCAAATTCATAATGTTACTCAGATTGCAGTAACTGGTTCTAGTACAGAGTTTAGTAACGTTAACTCTTTGAGTTCTGATGCTCCTGATATGTCAGAATCAGAAGTTATAAACTCTTCTGTAACTAGTAGTTCTAATATTGCTGCTCAGAATACTGAGATACCATTACAACAGTCATCTACTACTATAGGAGAACAAGTAGTTAGTACTGCATTAACACTTTATATCAAGGAACAGTATATTACTTTCCATCTTCGTAGGATGAAGCCTAACACTAGGATCTATCCTTTCATCGATGGTTTGGATGTTTCTGGTTATATGGTACCAGACCGTAATTATTCTGGTCTGCCTAATTCTTCACTTAGAAAGTTTGGTGATGAGTTAGTCACAGATGATTCTGGTAATGCAACTGGTGTTCTTTTAATTCCAGGTGGTAGGTTACCAACCAAAGGAAGTTCTTATGAAGAGAACCCTAACGATCTAACATTTGATACTACACCTGGGCTTCACTTCCCATTAGGTGATAAGAAGATTAAGTTTACAAGTAGCAGCACTAATGTAGCAAAACCAGAATCATTTGCTGTAGTTACATTCCGTGCTTCTGCTATTAAGGAACCTGCACCTAACGATATTATCTGCTTAGAATCTCTTGATAATATTGATAAGGTAGATGGTACTCAGTACACAGAAAACATCTTAACTCCAGAAGTTAGTGTTTCTGACCCTCTAGCGCAGACATTCCGTATTGAAAGTTTTGAAGGTGGTGTATTTGCTTCTTCTGTTGACTTATATTTCTCAGCAAAAGATGCATCTCTACCTATCACTGTTAAGTTAACAGATACTATTGCTGGTAGACCTTCCAAGAATATTATTCCTGGATCTACTTGTGTAATGGATCCTAATACTTACATTAGAGTTATTGCTAGTGGTAGTCACACTTTAATCAGGAATGAGATAATTGAAGGTGACACTTCTAACGCACAAGGTCCGTTGATTGGTGTATTAGATTCACAGAATCAACCAGTACCTGTGGTCAATGATTCCTATACCCTAGGAACTTCACAAGTTTATACTCTGATTCTTGGAGATCACAATAAAGAAAACTTTATTGCTGGTGAACCTATAGTTGTCACTTCATTGACTGTTGCTAATAATGCAAGGTCTGGTGATGATATTGTCAAGATGAATATAGTCCTTGATTCTGGTTACGTTTCCGAGATCGTTGTTGATGATTTAGGAGATGGTTATGCTGGATCAACTACTATTACTATTGAATCTCCACAACTTCCTGGTGGTGTTACTGCTACTGCTACACCTCAAATTACAGACCAGAAAGTATATGAGATCACTCCTACTTTAGGTGGTAGTGAGTATACTACTGCACCTAGTGTATTAATCGTAAGTAGTAATGCAACTCAACTTGCATCAGCTAAAGCGATACTGAAGATTACAAAACCCGCAGTAAGAATGGGTGTTGCAACTTCTACGAAGGCACTTATTCCAACAGAATTCAAATTCCAATATCCTGTTTATCTGGAGAATGATAGAGAGTATGCACTGATTATTGAAACTAACAGTACTCAGTACGAAACATTCATATCTAGATTGGGTGAGACAGAGATTAACTCTAATTCTACTGTTACAACTCAACCTTTACTTGGTTCTCTCTTTAAGTCTCAGAACTCTAATCTTTGGACTGCTAACCAGTATGAAGATCTTAAGTTTGATATGTATATGGCTCAATTTGACACCACTAAGTCTGGTGTAGTTGAATTGGTCAATACTGATATGGGTTATCAACCACTTGCTAATAACCCAATTGAAACAAGTACTGCTGGTGCAAATGTTACTACAAGTCAGCTATTTGCTGCAAATAATAAGGTTATTAAGGTCAACCATAAGAATCACGGATTAAATGTAGGTTCTTACGTAGCACTTAAAGATTCCATCTCAGTTGGTGGTTTTGCTACTACTGCCTTAAACCGTCAGATTTTGTCTGTCCTAGATTGTGGAATTGACTTCTACACACTTGGAATGACTACTATTGCTGGTGGATCAGTAATTGGTGGTGGTACCAATGTTAAAGCATTAGGGCAAATCAAGTATGAGAAAGCTTTGGTCAAGTTAGACACTTTAGACTTCCCTGAGACTTCTCTCGAAACAACGGTCACAAGTACACAAGTCAAAGCAATTGACGGACGTACTACAGATCTTGTTGATTATACTCCTGATCTTGCACTTCCAATTGTTCTGAATAAGGAATATTATTTCCCCACCCAGAGAGTTGTTGCATCTAAACTGAATGAGAAACTATTTTCATCCCGACTTAATAATAAAAAGTCGTTTGTCATTAGTGCATCACTTAGCACTAACAATGCTAATCTTTCGCCAATAATCAATCTTAAGAATCCTAAGGCGATCCTTACAACTAATAGAGTTGAAGCAGCCAGTGGTTCTGAGACCAGATATGGTAGAAAGGTTCAAGAAGTAGAACTTAATAAGACAGTTATCCTGAGATTACTTGATAGTGCTGGATCTCCTGTTACTCTTGGTAGTACCGTTAACATTGAAGTTGGTGGTGGTATCGGACAGGCGATTAAGGGTCTAACATCTGGATGTAAGGGTACTCTCTCTTACTGGGATGCTGCAAACCCTGGCGAATTGTATGTAAGGATTACTGAAGGTGAAGGTTTTGTCCTTGGTGAGAGAATTGAATTTAGTGGTTCTTCTACTTACAATGCAGACTTTAATGGTGCTAGTGGTAACACAACATCAGCATCAGTTGCTGGTTTCGTGAAACCTATTACTATCACTGGTACTTTGCCACTTGCTCAGTTTGACATCAGTCCTGCTGATCTAATGGCCAATAGCACTGATACTAAGACTGGTACTGTTACACGTTGGAACCAAGAAAACTATCGTTTGATTTTCACATCTAACGATTCTGCCTTTGGATCTAGTGATTTGATTGGTGTTGGTACTGTTGGTACTGGACTCTACAATAATGGATTTGATATTATTAATAAGTCATTTAAGGTACCTGTTGGCATCAAGACAGTATTCTCAGCATATGGTTACTTATTCACACCAGATAGACTGAAAAATTCCTCAAACGTTGCTACATATGTTACGAAGGAAATTTCTCTCGACAACCCTGGTAACGGAATTGTACTGAAACTGAATGCTGCACTGCAAGAAATAGATGATGTAACCGTAATGTTCAAAGTGAAGCGTGCATCTCAACAGATATTCTTCAGTGATATTAACTGGTCGTACTTCAATGTGGATGGATCTCCTGACTTTGAAGTAGCACCTACCAGTGGAACTAATTTCTCTCCAACAACGGAGTCTCAATCAGACTTCAAGGAGTATAGTTACACTGTTTCTAACATAAATGAATTTACTTCATTTGCAGTTAAAATTATAATGAAGTCAAGAAATCCTGCACTTCCTCCTAGGATTAGGGATTTGAGAGCAATTGCAACCTTCTAATTATGAACAATTACAGTCAGGGTACTATGATAAATTTAAGAGAGCCGATTTTAGACTCCCTTCGATCCCATTATCAAGGGCAAATTGATAAGCATAAAGCAAACGTTGAGATCTATTTGAATAATCCAGTTGGTATAGGAGAACATCCTGACGTTACTGGTGCTATAGCAGATCAAATTGCAGAAATAGCAAAGTATGACGAGCAACTTGGTATACTTGAAAAGTATTTTTTGGGTAAATGAAAGTTATAGGTCATCCTGATTTTCGTAAAGATGAAGTGACTGGTGCTATTGTCAATTCAGACAAGAGTGCTTTTGAAGCATATAAGAGACAGAGAGCATTAGCTATGAAATCTCTTAGCACTGCTGAAGAATTAAATAATCTAAAGCAGGAAATGAATGAAATAAAGTCACTTCTTAAGGAAGTACTTTCAAAACTATAAATACTCACATAGGAAAGTCTATAGAAAATGGCACTTACACGAGTCAGGAGAACTGGTCTTAATGATGGCTTAGTTAGCGATGCTAAACTGGATAGTGGTGTAGGTACCCAAGCGGTCACCACTGCTGTTATCAGAAACGGAGCAGTTACTACTTTAAAATTAGCAGATAACGCTATCACAACTCAGAAACTGAGTTCTAGTGGTGGGTTGGAAGCTGTTGGAACAGCAGTTATACAAGACGGTGCAGTAACACCACCTAAGATAGATGGTACTGCAACATTTAGTTTTAACTCAGTTTCAGTTGCAACCGCACTTGCTGTAACTGGTAAGGTTTCTAGAGACGATGCTTCAGGAACTGATGTTTCAGGTTCTGATTTAATTATTGCTGGTGGAGCTGGTACTGGTTCTGCATCTGGTGGTTATGTTCGTGTAAAGACTGCAAAAGCAGGTGGTGCTAGTGGTAGTTCCGTTAATGCTTTAACAGACGCACTGGTTATCACAGGTCAAGGTAAAGTTGGTATCGGAATTGGATCACCAACAGAAGATTTGGAAGTTGCTAATAATGTTATTATTAACGGTGAATTACAGGTACTAGGTGGTACCACAACCGTTTCTACCACTAACACAGTTGTTGGTGATAAATTAATTGAACTTGGTAATGGAGTTCTTGGAACACCATCTGGTGACGGTGGTATTGTTCTAGAACGTGGTGATCAAGATAATGCTTTTATTGGATGGGATGAGTCGGAAGATAAGTTTGCATTAGGTACTGGTTCATTTACTGGTAGTACCTCTGGTGATCTTACATATACTATTGGTACTCTTCAGTCCAACTTAGACGCATCTGAAATTGATGTTTCTGGTGCATCTTCATATGTGAAGTTTGATGGTGCTACTGTAACAATGGAACCAACTGGTTCTAACGTTGCACTGTTCAAGCTTGACGCAACAAACAATAAGATTGGTATTGGTCAAGATCCAAACAATGCCCTTGCTCAGATATTGCAGGTCAATGGTACCGTAGGAGCAACCGCATTTATTGGAGATGGTAATGGATTAACTAACCTGTCTGGTTTCACTGGTGCTGGTGATGGTACCGAGAGTATTCCAGGTATTAGTTTTTACCAAGACCAAGACAACGGTTTCTACCGTCCAGCATCTGACCAAATGGGTCTATGTTTAGGTGGAGACGAAAAGATTCGTTATAATGATCAAGCAGATTCTTTAATTACGGTTAAAGATATTCACGGTCAAGATGCAGGAACAGTTACTACTGCTGCTATAGCCGCTGCTGTGATTGATACATTTACTGCTGCTGATTATAGTAGTGGTAAATATGTGGTTCAGTGCAAATCTGGTGCATATGTTCAGGCAAAAGAAGTCCTGATCATCCACGATGGTACTGATATCTTCATTGAGGAATATGCTACTATGACATCTGGTGCTATTGCACAGGGTGGTCTTGGTACAATATCTGCTCAGTTTAACGGAGCAAATATTGAGGTGATCTTTACACCAGTATATGCTGTGAACACTGTCAAGTTCTTCAGATCCCTCATCACATCATAGTATAAATAAAACCGAGCACACCATATCCTGAGATCTGATGCCAGTCAGAAATGTAGCCAAAACTTTTACGTTTGAACAGCAACGTGTTGAAATTAACAACATCGGTGCTGATAATGGCGACTTTTCTGATAAAATCGTCGCTCAGTCGGTTGCAAACAATATGGTTGCCCAAACCATTACTGATTGTTTGCTTGAATTGGATACGGAGTTGGGTCCAATTGCTTCACTCACGAGCGAAATTCCCGCTAATGATAAAGACAACGTTGTCGAGGCAATTAATTATATTAGTGATACTATTATCAAAGGTTTGTCTAATCTGACTACTACTGATAAAACAAGTATCGTCAATGCACTTAATGAACTTGATCAAGATGTAGGTAACTTGGGTAACTTATCTGCTAACATCGTTGATCATTCTAGTTTAGTTGCTGCTCTTAATGAAACAAAGGATATCATTGTTGGTGTTCTTTCTAACTTAAGCACAACATCTAAATCTAGTATTGTTGCTGCAATTAATGAAGTTCGTGATATTACTATTGGTAATCTCGCTAACTTAACAACTCAAAACAAAGCTAACCTCGTTAATGCGATTAATGAATTGCAGGCTGAGGTGAATACCCTTGCTGCACAGGTCGGTGTATCTGTTGAAGCGGGTCTTGACGCTACTGCACTTGCTATCGCTCTCGGTTAATAACAAATGGCAAATAAATTTATTTCAACCTCAAAGCAAAACGTAGGTACAACCGCAACTTCAATCTATGCTGTTGAACTTCAAGGAACACAAACCGAGAAGCAAACTGTTGTCATTGGATGTAACCTATCAAACACCACTCAAACAGCGGTGATTGCTGAGGTACAAATCAATAGGTATCCTGCATTTTCCATCGATCCTCAGTATCCTAAGGATGATGTTTATATTGTAAGGAACGTTCCTATTCCTGCTGGATCTGCATTTGAAGTTATGCAGGGTCAGAAAATCATTTTAGAGTATAACGAAGACGCATATAGGGCGACAACTCCTGGTGTAAGTGATACTTTAGCTGCTAACGTAGCGTCACCAAGTGTTGTTTCTATAACAATTAGCGATAATACTGGACCGAAATTAATCGCACAGGATTATATACTCATCAACAATGAGATTATGAAGATTACTTCTCTAGCAGGTGCTGGAGATACTACTCTCAACGTTGATAGAGCACAAGCAAACTCAACCCCTACTACTCATACATCTGGTGATTCTGTTACAAAGATAGATGTGGGATTGGGTGACGAGATTTTAATTAAATCTGACACTACCAATGCGTTAGATTGTATTGCTAGTGTTATGGAGGTATCAGTCTAATGGCGTATCTTGGTCTTAATCCAGAAGCGTACGTATCGAAGATCCAAGAACTCCAAGATATTTCATCTAGTTTTAACGGTTCTGATACAAACTTTCCATTACGTACAACAAACAATGATGTTGTAACAGTTGCACAATCTATGCAGCTGCAAGTCAGTTTGAATGGAGTTTTTCAACAACCGAATACAGGTAGTTCATCTTCTGCACCAGGATCATTCTGGGTTCAAGGAGATAGAATATACTTTGCTGAAGCACCTTCTACAGGTGATGTATTTTTTGGACAAGTACAGAATTCTGTAGTTAATAATATGGATCGTTCAGAGATCTTCTCTGAAACGTTTACTGCTAATGGTGTTGATTCTGACTTTGTAATGTCAAAGGCACCACCCAATGTTCACGCTATTTTGGTGACTATTGATGGTGTTGTACAGCATAAAGAATCATATACTTTAGTATCTCAGAATTTAACTCTACGTTTAGATGCTGCTCCAGATATCAACAGTAAAGTTGAAATCACTCATATTGGATTTTCATCTTCACTTGTTGGACCTACCAGTGCGGTATCTTCTTTCTATGGAAGATCAGGTGCTACTGAACTTCTAGCTACTGATGATATTAATGTCAGAGACGTAGATTGTTATGGATCTATAGGTGTAGGAAACTATAGTCCAACGTTTAGGATAGATGTTGATAGTGGTGCAAGTTCTAATGCACTTCGTATCAAAGCAGATACCTTACCTAAACTTACTATCGAAGATTCCTCTACAGGAGGAAAAACAGAATTAGTTCAAAATGGTAATAACTTCCATATGTTTGCCGTGGTCAGTGGAGTATCCACTGATATTCTGGTATCTGATGGAACTTATATTACCACTGAGAACTCTTTAGGATCATTAGCTGACAGAACAACTGTTAATATCGCTTCTGGTTCTACTGGTGTAACTCAAGCACTTAATGATAATTCTACTGCAATTGCTACAACTGCTTTTGTACGTCAGGAAGTAAGCGATTTGATTGGGGCTGCGCCAGCTGCTTTGGATACATTGAATGAATTAGCCGCTGCATTGGGCAACGATGCTAACTTCAGTACAACAATTAACAATGCTATTTCATTAAAAGCAGACGCTACTGGTG